ACAACGACCTGATGGACGGCGAACCGACCATGACCCGCGCCCTCAACGCCACCCGGCCGCTGCCCGACATGCTGATCGAGTTCATCGGGGGCTCGCAGCGGTCGGAAGCCACTGACCTGACAAGCCGGACTATGTTCCTGCTCGGGGTCTCCTGCGCCATTCAGCGACTGGCCTACCTGCTCGAACGCGATGGCGTGCTCAAGATCGGCTCGGCCATCGCCACGATGCTGGACGAGGCCGCCGACCTGGCCGATGCGGTCGAAAATGGCCTGTTCGATCAGGTCGGCACGCCGGATGCAGCCGCCGCCATCGACAAGGCTCGGGCGCTTTGACCGACTACCTGACAACGCGCCTGCTGAACTGGGGCCGCGCGATGCGGCAGACCACCCCGCCCAAGCACTGCGCGTCGGTCGAGTGGCGGTTCGTGCAGCACCGCACGCTGACCGAGGGCGAGGAAGAATACCGGCGCACACCCACCATGCCGCTCGACCTGGCTGACGCGGCCATCATCGAAAAGGCATGGACCCGGATCGCGGACAAGCAGCACAAGGCCCTACTGCTACAGCGGTTCGTGTGGCACTCCCGCGACGAGCGGATATGCCAGCGGCTGCGCATCCCGCCCGTGCGCGTCAACGGGACTTTGATTTACCTGCTGATCGCGCTGCGGGCCGCCAAAGACGCGCTTACGCGAGAACTTGACGGGCTTCAACTTTCACACGATCATGTGCGGCGACAAGCCGACGACTCAGCCGACAGGCGTAAAACGGATGCAACGATGCAGGCATCCGCGCCGATTGACTAAGCCGCAGCGCGTCATCCTCCGCTTTTCAGGGCCGCCCACCGCGGCCCTTTTCTTTTGGAGCTCCACATGGCCAAGGTTCTAGTCGCAGTCGCCACGCAGCCGCAGATCGTTCCGATCGGGCCGGCGCAGGGCAAGCTCCGCATCGTCATTTTCGCCGCTGACAACACCCCGTTCGCCAGCCAGGACGTTGACCTGCCGGCCGCCGAGTTCGTCGGCGTGCCCTCCGGCGCCTACACGGCCGCCGCGCAACGGCTGGACGTGGACGGCAACGCCGTTCCGGGCATCCAGACCGTCACCAAGGCGTTCGATGTGCCCCCGGAGACCATGACCATCGACGCGCCGATGGAATTGACGATTTCGGTCACGCTCGGCGCGGCCGGCGCAATCGGCGTCTGATGGCCGATTGGCTGACGTTCTACCTGCGCCTGATGATCGACGGCCTGCTCGCGCGCTTCGGCCGTCGCATCGTTTCGGCCCCTGTGGACATGCGCGCGTTCGTCTGCCGTGAAGATCACCGCTGAAAACCTCGGCAAGGCCCTGCGCTTGACGCCAGAGGCCGCCGACTTTTGGGCGCCAAAGCTCGACGAGGCGTGCTTTCTGTACGGCATCGACACGGCGCCGCAGAAAGCCGCGTTCGTGGCCCAGTGCGCCCATGAGTCGGCCAACTTCACCCGGCTGGTCGAAAACCTGCGCTACACGCGCGCCGAGCGCATCGCCCAGGTGTGGCCGCGCCTGTTCCCGACGCCCGCCGCCGCCGAGCCCTACGTCAACGACCCCATGCGGCTCGCCGCCAAGGTCTACGCCGGGGTCAACGGCAACGGCGACGAGGACAGCTTGGACGGCTGGACGTACCGCGGGCGGGGCCTGTTCCAGATCACTGGCCGTGGCAACTACGCCAAGGTGGCAAAGGCCACCAACGAGGACTTGATTCGGTTCCCGGCGCTGCTTGAGCACCCCAACCTGGCCGCCCTTAGTGCGGCGTTTTGGTGGGACCTGAACGACCTCAACCAGTACGCCGACGGCGGCGCGATCGACAAAATCAGCGGCGTCATCAACCGCGGCGACCCGAACAAGCCCGCGATCGGCCGCGCCGAGCGGGCCTATGCGTTCAACAACGCATTGGAGGCGTTCGCATGAGCTTCGAGTGGTTCAACGCGATCCGGTGGGACTTCCCCGCCCTCATGCTGATCGTGCTGCTGATCGGCTTCGCGGTCTCGCTGGTGCTGGTGCAGCTTAGGCCGGACTTCGACCTGGCCGATATGTACCGCGACGACGCCGGCAAGGTCAGCGCCGTGCGCGTGCTCTCGGTCGGCTGTTGGGTCGTGGCGACGTGGTACGTCATGCAAGACATGCTTGACGGCGTGCCGACACCGGAGGTCTTTTGGGCCTACGTCGTGACGTTCAGCGCCGCCAAGGTGCTGGACAAGGCGGCCGAGAAGTGGACCGGAGAGTTACCGTGGTCCAAGAAGTAGAGAACTGGCGGCCCATTCGTGGGTATGAAGGCAAGTACGAGGTTTCGGATTGCGGTCGCGTGCGGAGCCTTGCGCGCTCAGTGAAAACGGCAAACGGGAGCCGGATGCTGACAACTCGCATCCTTGCGCAGGAATTGACGCCGAACGGTTATTCCAAGGTGAAATTGTCGGCCCCTGCACTCTATCCGAATGTGCATGTTCTTGTGCTCAAGGCGTTCATGGGCGATAGGCCGTACGGCGCAGTCGCGCGGCACCTGAACGACATCAAGACAGATAACCGACTCTCGAACCTGGCATGGGGCACGGCGAGCGAGAACGCCAAGGACGCCAAAAGGAACGGGAAGCTACTGCACGGCGAGCGTCATCCATTTGCAAAACTGACGCGCGACATCGTAGAGAGCATTCGGGCAAGCCGCGCTACGCAAACAGAATTGGCGCAAAGGTACGGTGTCAGCCGTAGGGCTATTGGGATGGCAAAGCGCGGCACGACTTGGGCGCAGCCCGGATGATCCCGCTACCCGGTTCGTGGACGGCCATGCGGGTGCTAGTGGTCGTGCTGGCAGCGATCGCGCTGCTCGGGCTCGGCACCTGGCACGGCTGGAACGTCGCCAACGACAGTTGGACCGCCCGATGGGAAAAGCGGGAAGCCGACTGGCAGGGCAAGGTGCTTGAAGAAGCGCAAAAGGCGCGGGCAATCGAGGCGAAAGCCAATCAGGACGTAGCGAAACTGAGGGACGACCATGCGGCTCGGATGGATGTACTTGGCGCTGATCTTGACTCTGCTCTTGGTCAGTTGCGCCGTGAAAGAACTCGCGCCGCCCTCAAGCCGGCCAGTGCTGCCCCCGCCCCCTGCCGAGATTTTGAAGCCAGTCCCGCCCAACTTTCTCAATCGGATGCAGAGTTTCTTGTCCGGTTCGCCGCAGAAGCCGATGGAGTCGCCATCAAGCTCGGCACCTGCCAACGCTACATCACAGCCGTCCACGACGCGCTGACAGGAGCAACGGATGATGGTACGAAACACTGATGCGGACGATTCGGAAGCGATAGCCGGCCGAAAGCCGCAGCACTGGCGGATCGGCCATGAAATCCCGATCGCTCTTATCGTGACGCTGGTCATTCAGACAGGGGCCGGCGTCGTCTTTTTCACCAACCTGTCCAACAAGGTCGATGCCGCCCTCAACCTGCTGGCCGAGTTCCGAGCCGAGCGGTACACAAAAGAGGACGCCAGGCGCGACCGGGAGCTCTACCAACAGATGCTGCAAGCCTCCCAAGCCGCAGACCGCGAGACAGATCGCCGCCTTGAGGCCATTGAACGCAAGATCGAAACGCACATCATCACCAATGGTGTGCGTCCAGCCCGATGACGGCCCATAAGCCCGGCGTCGAGCTTGGCCGGTCGGGGCGCGGAGGCAAGCGCCCAGGCGCCGGCCGAAAGAAGGGCGACAAGGTGCGAGCCGCCGATGTCATCGAGGCCATGCGCGCCCGACTGGACAAGGCCGAGGACTTGGCGACCCCGCTCGAAGTCATGCTGGTCGCCATGCGCGACATGCTCAAGCGCGCCGACGAGGTAGCGGCCACCGAGGCACGCGCCATCGTCGATAAGGACGAGACCGGCAAGGTCATCATCATCACCGACATCGACCTGCGCATGCAGGCGGTCGAAATCGCGGCCAAAGCGGCCCCGTACTGCCACCCGCGGCTGGCTCAAGTCGAGTCGAACATCACGGCCAAGGTGCAGCACTACGAGGATTCGCTGCTCGCACTCAATGACCCCGCTGAGTCCGCAGGCTAGGCAAACCCTACTCCGGCTGCGAACCGACTTCGAGTGGTACGCGCCCCGAGTGCTGAAAATCAGGGCGAAGGACGGCACCATCCGGCCGTTCGTGCTCAACCGGGCGCAGACCTACCTGCACCGCGAGATTGAGCGCATGCGGAAAGAGGTCGGACGGGTCCGCGTGCTCGGACTCAAGGGCCGCCAGCAAGGCTTTTCGACCTACGTCGAAGGGCGGTTGTACTGGCATGTGTCCGGCCAGTTTGGCAAGCGGGCCTACATCCTGACCCACCTGGCGGAAGCCACCAGCAACATTTTCGGGATGACGCGCCGGTATCACGACCTGGCGCCCGACCAGTTAAAGCCGAGCACGCGCCAGTTCAGCGCGACCGGCATCGAGTTCGACCGCCTGAAAAGCGAGGTCAGCGTCGCCACGGCCGGCACCACCGGCACAGGCCGATCGGCCACGGCGCAATACTTCCACGGATCGGAAGTCGCCTACTGGCCGAACGCCGCCGACCACATGGCGGGCATCGGCCAGATCATCCCCGAGCTTCCGGGGACCGAAATCATCCTCGAAAGCACGGCCAATGGAACGGGCAACCTGTTCCACGGCATGTGCGAGGACGCGATGCGCGGCCGTGGCGCCTACCGGCTGATTTTCGTGCCGTGGTACTGGCAAGAGGAATATGCGGTTGACCCTCCGGCCGACTGGACGCCATCGGCCGATGATGTCGAGTACGGCAAGCCCTACGGCCTGAGCGCGGCGCAACTGTACTGGCGGGCCGGGAAGATCGAAACCGACTTCCGCGGCGACGTGGCCCTGTTCGATCAGGAATACCCCGCCACGCCGGCGCTGGCCTTCCGGCGCGTGGCGGGCGACACGTTCATCCCGGTAGAGCCGGTCATGCGGGCGCGCAAGACGCTGACCGTCGAATCGCGCGGCGCGCTGATCCTTGGCGTCGATCCGGCCGAGTACGGCGCCGACGACACGGTAATCATCGCGCGCCGCGGCCGGGACGCGAGTTCGCTGTACCAGCGCCACCACGGCCGCGGGCCGATGGAAGTGGTTGGAATCGTGGCGCGGATTGCCGATCGCACGCAGCCTGACGCGATCAATGTGGACTGCACGGGGATCGGCAGCGGCATAGCCGATCGCCTCAAGGAATTGGGCTACCCGGTCAACCGGGTGCATTTTGGCGAGCGCGCGGTGCGCGACGACTTATACCCGCGTCGGGCCGACGAAATGTGGGGCGAGATGAAAGCGTGGCTGCTCGACTCGCCATGCAAGTTGCCCGATGACGACCAGTTGCAAAGCGACCTGACGATGCGGCAGTACCGCTACGACAGCAGTCGCCGCACGCTCTTGGAGACCAAGGAAGCCATGAAACTGCGCGGACTATCCAGCCCTGACGGCGGCGATGCCCTGGCGCTTACCTTTGCCGAGCCCGTGCGCGTCAAGAAGCGCGCCGCCTCGGTCCCGGCCCACCAGGCTCCCGACGGGACACTGTACTGATGGATGCCGTTCTTGAGGCCCCCGTCGATGACGGCCTGATGAGCGAGGAACAGCGGATCAAGCAGTCCGAGACCGCCCGCGCCCACCGTCTGCAACTGCTCGGCGGGCGCCTACAAGCGGAGTTCGACCAGCGCGTGAACGATCGCCGCCAGGTCGAAACCCGCTGGTTCGAGGACTTGCGCCAGTACAACGGCCAATATGACCCCGGCGTGCTGGACAAGATTCGGCAGAACGAGGGCAGCGAGCTTTTCGTCAACATCACCCGCACCAAGACCGATGCGGTCGAGGCGCGCATTGCCGACCTTGTACTGCCGACGGACGATCGGAACTGGGACATCAAGCCCACGCCGATGCCGGAGCTTGGCGAACTCGAATCCAACTCGGCACAGATCGGGACGACGCCGCAGGGCGCCCCGATGCAGGTGGCCGACATGGCGATCGGCCTGCGCGAGACCGCCGACAAGCGCAACGAGGCGATGCGCGACACGATGGACGACCAACTGGCCGAATGCCGGTACAACGGCGTCCTGCGCGACGTGATTCACGACGGCTGCGTGCTTGGAATCGGCATCCTCAAAGGGCCGATCATCCACAACCGCACCCGGAAGAAGTGGGTTCAGATCAGGGACGAGCGCGGCAACGTAGCCCAGGTGCAGCGCGTCGTGCCCGACCGCCGCCCAGTGGCGCTGCGCGTCGATCCGTGGAACTTCTACCCCGAGACCGGGGTGGTGAACATCGAGGACAGCGAAAGCGAGTTCGAGCGGCATTGGCTGACCCGCGCGCAGTTGCGTGACCTGGCCAAGCAACCGGGATTCCTGCAAGAGGAAATCCGCGCCGTCCTGCTCAACTCGCGCGAGGCCCCGAACGTCACCAATGACTACCGGGTGCAGTTGCGCGCGATCGCGGGCGAGACCAGCGGACGCGACCAGCGGTACGAAGTGGTCGAGTACACCGGGCCGGTCGAGCCCGATGATTTGATCGCCGCAGGCGCCCAAGGCATCGAGGCCGACCCGCTCAAGGAATACCACGGCAACGTATGGTTCATGTACGGCCGCGTCATCAAGGCCGACGTGCAGCCGATGGAAAGCCTTGAAAAGGCGTACCACGTCTGGAATTGGGCGAAGGACGATTCGACGATTTTCGGCCGCGGCGTGCCGCGCCAGATGCGGACCTCGCAGAAGATGGCCAACTCGGCCACCCGGATGATCTTCGACAATGCCGGCCTGGCCGTCGGCGGGCAGTTGATCTACGACATGACGATCGTCACGCCCGCGGACGGCAAGCCGCGCATGACGCCGAAGAAAGTTTGGCAGTTGACCGAGGAAGGCCGCGACGTGCGCGCCGCCTTCGCAGTGTTCGAGACCAAGTTGCACTTGGAATGGCTGCTGCCGCTGTTCCATCTGGCGATGCAGTTGGCCGACGAAGAAAGCTCTTTGCCGATGATCGCGCAGGGCGATCAGGCCAAGCACATCACCAAGACCAAGGGCGGCATGGCGATGCTGATGGACGCGGCCGGCGTCATGCTGCGCCGCGCGGTCAAGGCATTCGATGACGGGATCACGGTCCCGTTCATCACCGGCATGTACAACTGGAACATGGAGTTCAACCCCAAAGAGGAGATCAAGGGGGACTTCGCCGTTCAGGCCCGCGGATCGAGCGCGCTGATGGAGCGCGAACAGCAACTGGCTGCGTTCATCCAGTTCACCCAGTTCCTGCAAACGAACCCGCTATTCGCCAAGGTCACACGTTGGGATGCGGTGCTGGAAGAAGGCGTGAGGCTGCTGCGCGTCAATCGCAACCTACTGGAAGCGCCCGAGAAGATCGCGCAGGTCATCAAGGAAATGACCGAGAACCCGCCGCCGCCGCCCAAAGACCCGCGGGTAGAGGTCGCGGAAATGAACAATCAGGTCAAGAAGTACGGCATCGACAGGCAGGCCGAACTCGAACAGGCCCGCCTGGCGCTGCAACGCGCGGCCGACTCCGACGAGTTCCAGCGCGCCATGCTGGCGATGGCGACCGAGGCGCAAATCTCGGTGCAGGAGCTTGAGCAGATGTTCGGCATCAAGCGCATGGAAATCGACAACCAAAACGCGCGATTCAACGCTGAGGCGTTGCTGCGCCGGGATACGGGCGAGGGCATATGAACGCCGGCAACCCCGACGAACTTCTCCTGAGCCGGTCGCGCGTGCGCCGCGAAATCGAATCGCTGCGCGACCTGCTGGAAAAGACGAACAGGGCAGAGCCCTACTACGACAACATTCGGGGCCAGATCGCCATGTTGAGGCGCGTCATGCGCCCGGAAGGGTTGGACGGCAAGCGAGAGTTTGACGCAAAGCCGCAAACAACCAAGACCACGACCGAGCCAGAACCCAAGCTGTACGACTGAGGCCACCCATGACGACACCGACCACTGCACCGACCCAAGAAACCCCCGAAGCCCTCGAAGCCCTGTTCAACGAGCTTGCCGATGCTCGCGCGTCGGGCAAACCCATGCCCGAGGCGAACATCGAGAAGCCCGACCAGGAGCCCGCTCCCGCCCCCGCGGCAGCCCCGGCCCCTGTCCCGGCACCCGCAGTAGCGCCCGACGTAGCTGCTGCAACCCCGCCCGCTCCCGCCCCCGCCGCGCCTGTTCCGCAGCCGCTGGCGATCGACGTGAGCAAACTGGACGAGGAAACCCGCAAGTACGTCGAGAGGTTGGAGAACGATCGCAAGGCAGCGATTGGCCGCGCCGCGGCCGCTCAACGCCGCGAGGATTCTCTGAAACGACAGCAAGAAGCCGCCGCCAAGAACCCGCCCGCACCCGCGGCCGGACCCAAGGCATCGGAACAGTTGGCCAAAGAGTTCCCTGAACTCTCGGCAGCCGTTCAGGAAAACAACGCCGACCTCAAGGCTGAAATCAAAGAGGAACTCGCCAAAACGGCGCTGCAACTCAAGATCGAAGCCCTCGACGGCATGTTTCCAGGATGGTCAAAGACGATGGAGAGCCCGCAGTTTCACTACTGGCTCGACCAGCAGGACGAGGCAACGAAACAGAAGTTTGAA